AAATTATATCCAAGTAATACTACTAACTTTAATATTAGTAGGATGTTCGCCACAAAAAAGATTAAATAGACTAATCACTCGTTATCCTCAACTATCTCAAATGGATACATTGATAGTGAGGGATACAGTGGTGATAGAAACGTATAATCATGACACTATAACTTTATTAGAATTTCACGATACTACTACGGTAATAAATAATGAAAAGGTTATATTAAAATATTTTTACGACACTTTACGAGAAGTTATACACCATGAGGTGGAGTGTTTAGGAGATACTGTATATACTGAAAAATTAGTTACAGTAGAAAAAGCAGTATTTCGTGAATTGTCATGGTGGGATAAATACAAAGAATTTATATACATAGCGCTAGTATTACTGTTGGTGCTAATAGTTTTAAAAAAAATAGGTAAACTAGCATTATAAAAAAATAATATGAGTACAATAGGAACAACTTTAAAAGAACCAAGAGTATTTGCACATGATGCAATATCACTTGATGATCTTACTTATCCTCCAACTCCAGCAGTAACTTTTACAGTTGTTGAAGCAGGAACTGATTATATTGCCGCGACAGTGTACGATACCATGTCACAAGATGGAGGTAGAGAAGCTAATATAAACGTGGTTGCAATAGGCGTAGGTGGATCTGTTACAGCTGTTGATTTAGCAGGTGGTGATGGTGGATATAACTACGCAGTAGGAGATTTAATAACTCTCACAGGCCAAGGCTCGAATAACAATTGCATTGTAGAAGTAGCTACAATTAACAGTACTACCGGAACATGGGCGTTTGGTGATCCCATTACCCCTATGCCTAGAAGCTTTAATACAGTTCCTTATTGGGATGAAAAAACAGCTTATACCTACACTTCAACTATTAGCGCAACACCCAAACAAACACCTGGACCAGGAGCAGCTTTGTACATAGGAGCTGATATGGATATTACTGTTATAAATGAAGCGTGCACTGAAGTGAAATATACAGGTGTAGCATCAGGTAGTTTTTTACCGGTGTCTGTATTGAGTGTTATATCGAAATCAACAGGTGCTGTAGGTGATGATGTATTAGTCTTATTCTAATGTATATAGGTAATAAAAATGTAATTCCTGCAATATCTAATCTACCTGGTCAAGGAAATCCAGGTGCGGGACCGGCACCTCCCACAGGGAGTTTTGTACAATTAGAACCTAACCTTTTCTTAATGGCGTTAGAATCAGCTTTAACTGATAAAGTAGAATTAGAATAAAAATATAAAAATGGCAAATGCAAAAATAAGTGACGGTGCATTCATAGTTACTACAGACATAACTACAATAGATGGATTAGCTGGTTACTCAGGAGCAGTAAATTCAAAAATAAGTGGAAACGATCTGATTAGCAGTTTAGAGGCTAATTTAGATCTTACTACATTTACAACTATAACTGCTGGTCAAGCAGGAGATGCTTTAATGGTAGACTCTACTGGAACTGCTTTAGCTTTTCAAAATCCTGTTACTATAGATTATAGAGGAATAGAAGGAGCAACACTTAAAGTTGATCTTACTGCAGTAACTACTCAAGCCCTTATGGGACACAATAATACTTATACTGTGTGGCCTGGAGGAGCTGGAGTTTTATGTGGACAACCAGTAATAAATTATTATGTAGGAGGAGAAATAGCAGTGAGCGAAATAGGTACATTACCTTCAAGTCAAGATGTAGTTGGTATTGCAAGATATGATGCTGCTGCTAGTAGTAGTGTAGCGGTTATAACAGAAGGATATGCAACTGTTAGGTTTAATCCAGATACATATCAAGCCACAGATTCTATTGCTTTAGATGCAGTTACTACTGGAACAACTAAAACTTTAATTGCAAATACCACCAACTTTACTGATAGTGGTGGTGCTGGAGATTATTCTAATAATGAAAATTATGTAATAACTTTTGATGCTGGAGCTGGTAACACTATTGATCTAGATATAAATGATTTTGATTTAGAAATATCTGGTGGTTTAACACAATACTATGATAGATTAGGAATTCAAACCTCTACAGATAACGTAGCGTGGAGCAATGTGAGTGTAGCATGGATGTATGAATCCGATCTAGTATCAGCACCTTGGGCAGAAAGTAATCCTATAAGTGGTGGAACAACCCCTGGATGGATTTTCCCTGATAATCCGACTACAGCAGGTATAGCTACTCCAGTAACATTAACTATGGGAACACGATATGTGAGATTTTATTTCGTAAGTGATGGAAGTGCCGCTGATCCAGGATGGGACATTGATGTTAGACCTAATGTTCCTTATGTTATTGGTGGGAGTATACCAGTTGCCGAAGGAAGTACAATATATTTAGATACAGCAGATTGGACATCTACTACAATTGATGATACCTCTCAAATAAAAGTAGGTTACTGTGCGTATAGCAACAGTGATGATAACAGTTTATGGATTAGAGTAATCGATAAACAAACATGGTAAATTAAATTTAATTAAATGAAAATTAAAGAAGAACAATTAGAAACAATTAGAAAACAACAAGAAGATGTTAACAATCTTTTAAATAACATTGGATATTTACAAGCTCAACAACACGGTTTATTACATCAATTAGGTGAAATGAACGTTGGAATAGAAAATTTCAAAAATGAAATGGAAAAAGAATATGGAGCTGTAAATATAAATCTAGAAACAGGGGAATATACACCTTTAGAAACTAAAGAAGAACCTGAGATGAAAGTTGTTGAAAATGTCGAATAATATAAGAAAAATTAGTATTGGATCTGATTACAAGAATGATGCTATGCATTATTCAGTTGGTCAAGAAGTTTACGGGGGACATAGGATTTGTAATATTTTACATAATGAAGAAAGTAGTTCATATACAGTTTGGATAAGTAAAAATGAAGAAATTTTACCTTGGAAAAATTTTAATTCAAATATGGCTATTGCAGTAGAATATGACTTAGAATACAATGAATAGTCTATATGACTTTATAATTACCCCCATTGATGGTCGCTACAATAATACAAAAAAGATAGGTGATGAAACTTTAATACTAAATACAAGTATTGAAGATTTTAAAGCAATCAATAAGGAGGGTATAGTATTAAAAACTCCTTTAGCATTTAAATCGTCTATTGAAGTAGGGGATAGAGTGATGGTTCATCATAACATATTTAGGAGATTTTATAATATAAAAGGTAAAGAACAAAATAGTAGATCTTATTTTAAGGAAGACATGTATTTTTGTAGTGTGGATCAACTTTATTTATATAAGAAAAAAGATCAATGGAATGGTTTTTTAGATAGGTGTTTTGTTCAACCTATAAAAGAAAATAATAAATACCGAATTAACCCCACTAAACCTAATATGGGAATTATAAAATATAATAATTCTAAATTAAAAAAATTAGGTATAAAAGTAGGGTCATTAGTTTCTTTTAAAAAAGAAAGAGAATTTGAGTTTGTGATAGATAACGAATTACTCTATTGTATGAAATTAAATGATATAGTTATAGAACATGAATACGAAGGAAACGAAGAAAAATATAATCCTAGCTGGGCAAGTTGCGGTAGATGAATTAATAAAAGTTGCTAAAGAGCCAATTGTAGATAGTGGTGATGATGTATCTGCTGATAGATTAAAAAATGCGGCGGCTACTAAAAAGTTAGCTATTTTTGATGCTTTTGAGATTCTTAACAGAATGGAAGAAGAAGAACAAATTTTAGAAGGTAAACCTATAGAAGATAAACCCAAGAGATCTTATTCTGTATCCCCTGAAAAAAGATCTAAATAATGGCGTATGTTCAAACCTTGTATACTATATTAAAAGATGTAGTAAAACCTAAGATTCTTAAAAAAAAGAATAGACATAAACAATGGGAGTATGGATACAATGATGAGTATGATTTTATTGTAATAAGTAAAACTGGAGAAATTGGAGAAATCATTGAAATACAAAATCTCAAGATTGCTTTACCGGCAGTTAATAAACCGTTCAAACGAAGTGAAAATAAATCAGAACAATACTGGGAAAAACAACCCTACCCAAAAGAATTAAAGAGAATAAAAAGTACTTTTGAGTGGGATGAATATCCAGCAGATTTTAAAGAAAAATGGTTTGATTATATAGATGAAGAATTTAATAGAAGAGAAGAAGGGTTTTGGTATTATAATAATGGTATACCTAATTATATCACTGGTACTCACTACATTTATTTGCAATGGGCAAAAATTGACATTGGATCAGCCGATTATAGAGAAGCGAATAAATTATTTTTCTACTTTTGGGAAGCATGTAAAGCCGATACGAGGTGTTATGGAATGTGCTATCTTAAAAACAGACGATCAGGATTTTCTTTCATGGCGTCATCAGAACTTGTTAACCAAGCCACCATGTCTAGCGATTCAAGATTTGGTGTATTGTCCAAAACAGGTTGGGATGCTAAAAAAATGTTCACGGATAAAGTTGTACCAATCTCGGTTAACTATCCGTTTTTCTTCAAACCAATCCAGGATGGTATGGATCGTCCTAAAACCGAATTGGCCTATAGAGTACCTGCATCTAAATTAACTAGAAGGAAATTAGATACTAAAGAAAAACTAGAGGAATTAGATGGATTAGATACTACTATAGATTGGAAGAATACTGGAGATAATAGTTATGATGGTGAAAAACTTAAACTATTAGCTCATGATGAAAGTGGTAAGTGGGAGAGACCAGATAACATTAAAAACAACTGGAAAGTAACTAAAACTTGTCTTCGATTAGGTAGAAGAATTATTGGTAAGTGTATGATGGGATCAACATCTAACGCACTTGACAAAGGATGACAAAACTTTAAAGATATATACTATAATTCTGATGTAAATAAGAGAAATAAAAACGATCAAACCAGTTCTGGTTTATATTCTTTATTTATTCCTATGGAATGGAATTATGAGGGATATATAGATAAATATGGATACCCAGTGTTTGATACTCCATCTGAACCAATAATGGGTATAGATAATATCTTAATAAAAATTGGTGTTATAGAATATTGGGAGAACGAAGCAGATGGACTAAAGAATGATCAAGACGGTTTAAATGAATTTTATAGGCAATTTCCAAGAACAGAGAAACATGCTTTTAGAGATGAAACGAAAGAGTCATTATTTAATCTTGTTAAAATCTACGAGCAAATAGATTACAATGAGGATGTAAATAACATGGCTCAAGTATCACAAGGTAATTTTCAATGGAGAGAAGGAGTTAAAGATAGAGAGGTTGTTTTTTTACCAAATAACAATGGAAGATTTAAGATATCGTGGGTTCCACCTAAAAATCTTCAAAATCAAGTGATTATAAAAAATGGGTTAAAGTACCCTGCTAATGAACATGTTGGTGCTTTTGGATGTGATCCATATGACATTTCAGGAACAGTGGATGGAAGAGGATCTAAAGGTTCTTTACATGGATTAACTAAATTTCACTTAGAAGAAGGTCCCATTAATAGATTTTTTCTACAATATATATCTAGACCCCCTACAGCTGAAACCTTTTTTGAAGATGTATTAATGGCATGCGTATTTTATGGAATGCCAATTTTAATTGAAAATAATAAACCTAGAATTTTATATCATTTTAAAAAAAGAGGATATCGACATTTTTGTATAAATAGACCAGATAAAGTATGGAGTAAATTATCTGTAACTGAAAGAGAATTAGGGGGAATTCCTAACTCTAGTGAAGACATAAAACAAGCTCACGCTGCGGCTATTGAAACTTATATAGAAACTCATGTAGGATTTAATGAAGAAGGTCTATGTGGAAATATGTATTTTCAAGAGACATTAGAAGATTGGGCACAATTTAATATAAATAAACGAACAAAACACGATGCTTCTATTAGTTCAGGTTTGGCTATTATGGCTTGTAATAAGAATAAATATAGACCACTTGCTGAACGTACAGTTAAAAAGATTGATTTAGGAATAAAAAGATATGATAACGATGGAGTTGTTTCAAAAATAATAAATAAATGATTTATACTAATACTAGAAGTGCTTTTCCCGACCAAGTAGTTCCTCAAGAAGAGAAAATGAGTTTAGAATATGGACTCATGGTAGCGAGAGCAATAGAAGGACAATGGTTTAGTCAAGGTATAGGTGGAGATAGATATGCATTTAATTATAACATTTTTCACCAAAGAAGATTATATGCTAGAGGAGAACAAAGCATTCAAAAATATAAAGATGAACTATCTATCAATGGGGATTTATCATATTTAAATTTAGATTGGAAACCAGTACCTATAATTCCTAAATTTGTAGATATAGTAGTTAATGGTATGTCTGACAAGATATATGATGTGAAAGCTTATTCACAAGATCCTGCGTCTCAAAAAGCAAGAACTGATTATGCTACTAAAATCCATAAAGATATAAAGACTAGAGCTTACATGGAAAAAGTTGAACAAGCTTTGGGCATGAATATAGCTGAAACACAAGGTATGGATAACGTACCTATAAATGAACAAGAACTAGAGGTTCACATGCAGTTAGATTATAAACAATCAATAGAACTAGCTGAAGAAGAATTAATAGCTAATACACTTGCTAAAAACAAATTTAATTTAACTAGAACTAGATTTATAAAAGATTTAGTAGTTTTAGGAATAGGTGCAGTAAAAACCACTTTTAATAGAGCTGAAGGAATAGTAGTAGATTACGTAGATCCTGCTAATTTAGTATGGTCTTACACGGAAGATCCAAATTTTGAAGATATATATTATGTAGGTGAAGTTAAATCTATTAGTATACCGGAGTTGAAAAAAGAGTTTCCTGATATAAGTGATAGAGAGTTAGAAGAGATACAGAAATTTCCAGGTAATACTAATTATGTGAGAAACTGGGAAGGAAGGAATAATAACAATACTGTTCAAGTTTTATATTTTGAATATAAAACCTACGCTGATCAAGTATTTAAAATTAAATATACAGATCAAGGATTAGAAAAAGCTATTGAAAAAACTGATTTCTTTAATCCTCCTCCAAATGATAATTTTAAGAGAGTATCGAGATCTGTAGAGGTACTTTATCATGGAGCTAAAATCTTAGGTCACCCTATAATGTTACAATGGAAGGTTGCTGAGAACATGACTCGACCTTTTTCCAATACTTCTAAAGTTAACATGAATTATCAAATTTGTGCTCCAAGTATTTATAAAGGAAGAATCGAGTCCTTAGTAGAACGTATGACTGGCTTTGCAGATATGATACAGTTAACATCATTAAAGTTGCAACAGGTACTAGCTAGGACAGTCCCAGATGGAGTATTTTTAGATGTAGATGGTCTAGCAGAGGTAGACTTAGGTAATGGTACTAATTACAATCCTCAAGAGGCTTTAAATATGTATTTCCAAACTGGTAGTATAGTAGGGAGATCAATGACACAAGACGGAGACTTAAATCATGGTAAAGTTCCTATTCAAGAATTAAATAGTTCTAGTGGTCAATCTAAGATTCAAGCATTAATTGC